ACGCGGCGAATCAAATTCGGCGTCGATTATCGCGCTGGATTCGGCTACGGCATGTGGCAGTTAATGTATTTGGCTGATGGGGCATAGTAATTAACATCTCGCCGGAGAGAGGGTTTCGCTCCATTTTCCTTCTCTCCGGCTTCTCCTCCTCGGAGATAGCCCGTGGGATATTGCGACCAGACCGATGTTACTCGACGAATCGGAAGCACGCTCCTAATCGAGCTTACTGATGATACCGGTGCCGGCACGGTGGAGACGACCGCACTGGCCGAGTGTATCTCCGATTCGGATGGCGTAATAAACGGCTATCTCCGAGGACGCTACTCTGTGCCTCTGAGCACAGTCCCTGACCTAATAAAACGCATCTCAACATATCTGACTATATATTATCTATACGATAGGCGAGCATCTGCTTTTGGCGGTATTCCTCCGCACATCGCAGAGAACTATAAATTCGCCATCGACACGCTGAAGCTAATCAACAACGGTACGGTGGACCTCGGTATCGAGCCACCTCCTGCGTCGAGCACAGCTCAAATTGCACAGACCGATGGGCCGACACGGGGCTTCACCGCCACCACCATGATGGACTTCTAAATGAGAATTGAGCTACAGGTGGAGGCAAAGAAGCTCAGAGAGATGCTAGGCGATATGCGCTATCGCTCTCGACATCTCCGCCCTGTGCTCAGCGTCTGTGGCCGTGGCGCTATAAGATCAATCCAAAAAAACTTCGACGAGGAAGGACGCCCAGAGGCATGGGAACCGCTGAAGCTCGAATCACTCGAGAGCTTAGCCAAGAACATCGGCAGCGGTGGACACAAGATAAAAAATCGACAAGGATTCTACACGAAACACGCAGCGAAGATTATCGGCGGTCATAAAATCCTCACCGACAAGGGCACGCTGCGAAACTCTGTGACGATGGCCGTAGACTCAGACGCCGTGTTCGTCGGTCCTGGGATTCTGCCGTACGCGAGAATTCACCAGAAAGGATTCTCGGGCAAGAACAAAGCTGGCGTCGAAATGGATATGCCGGCGAGACCCTATTGCATGTTGCAGGAAGATGACGCGGAGAAATGCGCTGAGGCTATCTCCGGATGGATCGTGGAGGGTAGAACCTCGTGGCCTTAACCGACCATTTTGGCGCGCAGCCCTCGGACGTTACCGACGCGATTATCGCGTTGCTTGACGATTTTAGTTGTATCCGCACATGCAAACGAATGGCCGGCGATGATGAGGACATCGCCTCGATAGATACGATGCTCACCGGAGGTCTTCCGGCTTTTATCGTGGCGCAAACCGGCGGTGCATTTGTCCGCAGAGGGACCAATAGCAAGCGCTTCGATCAGAGCTGCCGCGTGAAGATATTCTGCGTTGCTGGCTATCAGAGGACGCAGGTATCGAGGTCGGCGAGCGCTACCCCGACTGTCAATCCAGGCATAGAGGACCTCGTTGATTGGGCGGCTTACTACGGGGTAAAGGCTATCGAGGGAGTCGCTGACGCGATTGCTCCGAGGCCGTTAGCTCAGAGATGGCTCTCGACGGAGCCGGGGAAATACGTTGCCGTTGCAGAGATAGAGTATATGCGTCGGATGGATTGCTGGGATGATGACCCCACAGACACATTGCAGTCGCTCGGAATAGTCCGAGATCCGACTGACGAAGATGAACTATTTGACCCTGCGGACAATGTCACGCCTCAGAGCGATGACCCAGACGAGTTTGCAGGCGGAGTTTACACGCTATGAAAAAAAGAGCATATCAAAAGGTTACCGTGAAAGTGCCAGCGCATCCGGACCCTGCCCTCGCCGGCCAAGCCGTGCTGAGAAAGACAGGAGCTGCTTGCAGGTTTTTCACTGAGTCGCCTGAGGAGGTTGAGTTGACGCCAGAGATTAAGCAGCTCATCTCCTCTGGGAACCTCGTCATCACCGACGAGCCACCGGTTGCACATGACCCATTACGCTCTCGCTTCGTGGAGCGAAATGCAAAAAAAGATTTCGAAGATAATTTTCTTGCTAAAAAGTAAGGACATGAAATGACTATTGATTTTAGTTACATTCAAGCGCAAAAAACACCAGATGCGCAAATCGAAACCGACTGGACGAGTCAGCTTTCTGCTCTGCCTAGCGGCGTAAAAAAGACCCTGCTCATCGCCCATTGCACAAGCTCTGCGACGGAGCCAAAGAGCACGGCAGATGCTACTAGCAAACTAAAGCCGTGGGTTGCCCAGCCTATTTATAGCGTCAACGACGCTATCACCAAATGGGGCAAGGGTTCTGAGCTAGCCGTGATGGCTGAACAATTCTTAAAGAACAACACCTCGACGCCTCTCTACGGTATCGCGTTTGCCGAGGGTGCAGGCGCTGCTGCAACGGCTGTTGTGACGTTTGCCACCACAGCCACCGGAGCTGGCGTTGCTGAGTTTTGGCTCGCTGGTGAATACTTCGCCGTGGCGATTGCGTCGGGAGATACACCGACGAATATCGGCGATGACCTCGTGGCCTTGATCAACGCAAAGTCAAATTTCCCCTTCACAGCGGCCAATAGCTCTGGCGCTGTGACCTGCACCCATCGCACCCTCGGAGCGCATGCTAACGGCATCCCGTATCATGCCACGATTACCAGCGGCATTGGAACGACTGTCACTTGCACTGGTGCCGTGACGGCGAATGGGACCCTTGCCGGGGATGCTAGCGATTGCCTCACTGCGGTGAGCGCTGACAGATATCATATTATCGTTGCCAATGCGAACAACGAAACCACGATGTCCGGCGAGATTGTGACCCACCAGGAAACGCAATCTGGAGTCTCGATTCAGAAATGGGGGCAGGTCATCGTCGGGCATACTGATACATTGGCAAATGCAATTTCGCAAGCCGCTAACGCTGCATTTGATTCATACCGCGCGGAAATCGTCTGGCAGTATCTCTGTGATAGGCCGGCCTATTGGCTCGCCGCGGCTTACGCTGGCCAGCGTGCTAAATGCGCCGTCAATAAATCGCTCGACTACGTACGACTTGAAGGCGTCAATGCTCAGTATACAGAGACCGCATGGCCGACGAGCGGCAATATCGAGAGTGCTCTAGCTGCCGGTATCTCACCGATTAGACCGCTGCGAAACGGCGCTGCTGAGATAGTGAGGGCCATCACCACGAGGCAATCTCCGAGCGCTGCATTCCTCGACGTTTCGGTCATCGAGACCAGTGACTACGTCGACGAGTACATCTTGACGCTCATCAGAGCAAGGATGCTTGGCCGACCGTTGAAGAGCGGCTCACCGCCGGCCTCTCCGACCACCGTTACCCCGGGGAGAGTTTCCGCTCTCGTTAACGAAGCGCTGCTCACCCTCGATACAACGATGGACTATCTGCAGGGAGTGCAGGATTCGATTGACGCTGGTCACAACTTCGCCGAGGTGAATGCCTCTGATGCGGACAGAGTCGACTGCGCATTCGACTTCTGGCCGGTGGCGCATTTGCATTTCTTTGCTGGTAAAAAAACGTATATCACGAAGATGTACTAAGGAATAGACCATGGCTGATTTAGTTGATCGTGCGTATCTGGAACTTGATGGCGAAGTGATCGATTGCGACAAAATCGACTGGGATGTCGACGGAGCAAAGTCACCTCGCGAGGCAATGAATAAAAAGAACCGTGCCATCGGACACAAACGAGGCGTGCCGAAGATTTCGATCAATGCGTCCTTCGGTAAGAACATGGACCTCGAAAAGAAATTTCTGAAGATGCTCGTGGACCATGAGATTTTCTCGACGGTGATTGAATACGAATCTCAGGCAGGCGAGAGCGAGATTATCACCTTCCTGGACTGCGCAATCTATAAGGTGAGCGAGAGTTCTCAGGACGGCGGCGTGGATGTATCGCTGGATATCGGAGCGCTTGACTTCGTAATTACCTAATATTCATGCATGAATATCACTCGTTACAAATGCCCAGTCGCAATTCCTTACAAGCTTAATAATAGCTTATTTTCTATTCGTCCAATCTCGCAAAACGAGATATCAGAGGCCGAGCAATTCGCTAGGGCGCATTGTCCAGATGAGAAATACTACCATCTAGAAAGAGCAGTGCAGATATTGTCCGCAGCGACTGGGTGCGGAGTCTTGGCCCTTCGGAAAAATACGCCTAATGAAATATATACTGCATATTCGAAATGGGTGGACATTCAAAATGAGTCAACGCCTGACGCTGAACAGCTCAGAGAGTATGCTAGCTTTGCGATTTATCTCGATAGCGAACTGGCTTTTGATGGCTTTGCTGCATATCACAGCCAGGGTCCGAGCGATTATTACGGTTCAGCCGTGGGTGCCCTCACCGCAGGTCAACTGATTTATTTCGTTATCGTTAAAAATGCATACGCCAGAAAAGTAGAGTCAGAACAAAAGGTTACAAAGACATGGCTAGAGAAAATGAAAAGGAAATGGGGCCTGGCGAAGAGCGAAAATGGAAAACTGTAGATTACTATCTGCCGAAAACCAGAAACATTAACCTTGTACCGTGGCCGGGAACGGACAAAGAGGTCGGAATCCTAGAGTTGAATTGCGACGAGCTGCAAAAGGCGAGGTTTGCGGCTATCGAACATTTCGCAAAAAACAACATCGAATTAAATATATTTTCCACGGGCATCTTAGACTCTGAGGAAATGGTGCAGCAGTGCTATCTTTTCCTCATTGACCCGGAGGCAAGGAACTATAAATACAAGGTTTTTCGTGGCGCAGACGAAGCCAGGAAAAAGCTAACAGATGATATGAGGTTTTATTTTTGCCAGCAATATAACAGATTATATAGCGCTAAATAAATGGGAACCGTAAACGAAGACGTAAGAGTTAGGATTTATGCTGACGGCGCACAGGACGTTGCGCGCAAGCTCGGTGCGCTAGAATCCAAGGTCGAGAAAATCGGGAAAGAGGCGAAGAAAGCCGGACGCGATATGTCCGGCCTCGGTAACATCCTCAAAGGCGTTGCAGCGGCTGCGGCCGGGGTGGGGATTGCGAACGTCGTAAAAGACACGCTTCAATTTGATTCTGCCCTCGGACAGCTCCAGGCGGACATGGGGCTGAGCAATGCCCAGGCGCTTGCTCTGCGCGATAGAATGTTGCAGCTATCGGCATCGTACGGCACGACGAAAGAAGAAATCCTCGGAGCGTATCAGACCTTTCAGGGGTTTGCTGGAGATATCGACAAATACAAAGGCACAATGGATGCGCTCGTCATGACGCACAAGGCCACTGGGACATCTCTCGAGGACCTGGCGAAACTTCAAGCGACGTTAACCGACTCGCTCCTCATGAGCCCAGAGGCTGCGATGGAAGGGATTGCAGCCCTTAGGGCTTACGCCAATGCCGGCACCATCGAGCTGCGCAATATGGCATCTGAGCTACCTCAGATTTTTGGTGTATCGGCGAGCCTCGGATTCACCGGACAACGAGGGATTCAACAGATGGGCACTGCTCTCGGGGTTGCTGGCCAGGCTTTTGGTGGCCGAGCCGAGGAGGCGCGAACATCGATCAATTCACTCCTCGTTGAGATGCAAAAAAAATCAAAAGATTTTAAAAAAACATTAGGCATAGAAATCTTCAATAAAGACGGCACAATGCGCGATCTCACCATTATCATGGACGAGATAGCGAAGAAAACAGGATTCGGTACGACGCGAGGAAAAACAGGTCTCGTTAATTTTTTCGGCGAGAGTTCGATTAAAACGGTGCAAACGTGGATGACAATGATGAAGAGCGGAAAGGCTAAAGTTATCCATGAGTTAGGAATGAAGGGTGCTTTTACAGATATCGAGAAAGCATATAAATCGAGGATGGAGGGCGTGGCGAAAGAGGCCGAGATACTGCAGGGGATGCTGGCCAACGTAAATAGTGGGCTTGCGACGCTATCGAAAGCCCTCGTCGGATTCGTAGCGGAGAACCCTGCGCTATCTGCTGCCCTCGGCGTCGGGGCATTAGCGGCACCAGTGGCAGCGAAAGGAATCACGGCAGCCGCCGGAGGAATTAGAGCAGCGGCAGCGGCTGGCGGAGCCATGTCAGCCCTCGAAACAGCGACGATGTGGACTGCAGGACCTGCCCTCGCTGGCCTCGCTGGCGCTGCGTTTGGGCATTTTATCGTCGACGAATGGCTCGGAAAAAAATTGACTACTGGCGGCAAAAGCTTTAGTAGCGCGTTTGCCGATGGAGCCGTTGACCCCGCGAAACAAGCATCCATCTCGGCGAGATACGCTGATCAGGCAAAAAAAGCATATGCAATAGAGCAGGTCAGGCAGATGGCGAGCATCGAGGCCGGAGGTAAAAACCTCGGAGGCGTCGACGCTATCGTGGCCGCAGCCGTCAAAGCGCAGGGATTGCAAGGTAATCAAGATGTGATTAATGAGCTGCGAAATATCGCCGCAGAAATAAAAGCGAGCAAGCCTTCTGTTGTCGTCAAGCCTGCCGGCGGCGTGGACAAACTCGACGCGCGGTCAAAAAGGACTAAGCAATGAGCTGGGATGCGCAGCTAGATACCGCTTCATTTGGTGGTGTCGAATTCGAGGTGCTCTCGATTAACGATGATGTCTCTCGTCGGAGAATCGCTCAGCATAAATACCCCTACCGTGATGGCGCTGACCTCGACGACATGGGCAGGGAGCCTCGCCATACGAGCATGAGCGTTATCTTCTCAGGAGACGAATACGAGACGCAGCTCAATGCGTTTCTCGGAATTGTCGACGAGGGAGAAACCGCAACATTTCGACATCCGATTTTAGGGCAATGGGAAGCGAAGGCCAGTGTCACATCGCTGCAATTCTCCCCTGACGATAGGGATTCTGCGACTCTGCAAGTTGAGTTTACCGAGGACGGGACAGATACGAAACTTCCATCGATGCTCTCTATCCCAAGCATCGAGGCAGAAATAGAATCTTGGCTCGATCAAATCTCCCTAGAGAATATCTGGGGCTACTCGGAGATTACGAGCGCCATCACAGCTGTGCGAGATGCCGTGGCGAAGGCGCAAACGATGGTCAATAAATTAACATCTGCCATCAATCAGGCGCGAAAAAAGATCGAGACAGCTCTTGATAAACTCAAAGAGCTGACAGATGTCGAAAACTATAAATGCGTCAGAGCGCTAAAACGCTGCGCTTACTCGCTGCAAAAACTCGGCGTTAGATATCAGGAGCTGCATCCACCTTCGACGAAAAAGAGCAACCCGGTTCCGGCCCCCCTGGTGATTATGGCAATTGACCTCTACGGAGCAAAGGCTCGTGAGAGAGCCGGCGAGCTAGCCGATATGAACGACATTAGAAATCCGCTCTTCGCTCAGCCAGGGGACATCAAGGTGTATACGAGATGAGCGAAGTCAAGCTCACGGTCTCAGGCGAAGAGTTCTCTATCTGGCAGGATTACTCCATCGACTCGTCGCTGCTCAATGTTCCATCTGCATTTAGCCTCCGAGCCCCAAATAACAACGGGGAAATGGCCGGCAAGGTCGCCCCTGGGATGCAGGTTCAACTCATCGTCGACGGAGAGCAGCAGCTCAAAGGATATATCGATGAGGTCAGATACGACTGCGACCCTGACAGCGGAGCCTCGGTAGAAATTAGTGGCCGCGACGTTGGGCTCTTTCTCCAGGACTGCTGTCCGTTGCCTCAGGTAATCCGAAATAAAACGCTGCTGCAAATCGCAGAACAGCTCAGCGAAACGTGGATAACGAGCTGGACCTGTAGCGAGACCCTTGAGAAAATCAAGTACCTCAAGATAGAGCCTGGTCAAACGATTATCGATATCCTCCTCGAGCAGGCGAGAAAAAACAATCTGCTGATTTGGATCGAGCCCGACGGAACCGGAGTCATCGGCAAGCCCGACTACGAGCAAGAGCAGATATATGAGCTGCACAGGCACCCGAGGACCAGCGAATATCGCGTGTTAAATAACATCATTTCTGGGTCGGTCTCCAGCAACTGGACCGATAGATACACTTACGTAACGGTCTACGGTTCGCAGGGTGGAACCCAAGCGAACTACGCAAAGAGCGTGAGGAGCAAGGCCACGGCTATCGACGATAGCGACACATGGTCTATTCTCGATAGGCAGCTCATCGTCAACGATAGTAACGTCAAAAATCTCAAGCAGGCAACGGCTCTCGCCGAACTAGAGGTCGCTCGCCGAAAATTCGACGGCCAGATATTAGAATACACGCTCAAAGACCACTATGGATATTGGGCCGATGCCGACGGCACGAAACACGAGTCATTATTTGCCATCAATAAGAGGGCCTCGGTGTTCGACGAGATCTCGGATATCAAGGGAATCTACTACGTCGTCAGACGAACATTTCGCTGTGACGATAATGGAAAATTCACAGACATCGAACTGAGGCCAGATAGCGTATGGCTGACATGATCACCATCATCAGACGGGAAATAAATAAGCGCTTCGACAGCGCCGTTAACCTCATCAGAAAAGGCGTGCTCACTCTCGTCGCTGATTCGTATCTCGCCCAGTGGGAAGCCAATGACGGCGAGCTATATGACGAGAGCGAATTCTGGCAGTCCTTCGGCTTCGCCTCTCGCCCACCGCCTGGCGGAGAGGTGTTATTCGCAAACCTCGGCGGCCACGGGGAGCATGCAATCGGCTTTGCCAGTAACGACAGAGCCCACCGGCCGGCGAGCCTAGCCTCAGGAGATAGCGTGCATTATGCCTCTAGCAGTGGTGGCGCGCAGGCGAAGGCCCACGCGAAAGCCGCTGGAAATTACGAAATCACGGCAGGCACGAGCGGCCATGTGCATCTCACGCCTGGGACGGGAACCGTGAATATCGGCGGTGACGCGACGGCATGCACAGATTATTTGCTCATGGGAACGACGTTCGACACTGCTTTGCGTTATGCCGTCGGGAGAAAAGTTCCACCGACAGGGATAATCAGCAGTCTGCTGAATGCGTCAGTGGAATTAGCGGCGGTTCATCCGACCACGTCAACTGCACTAGCTTCCATCGCTGATGCGCTAGACACACTGATGACCGGCTCATATCTCGCGACAAAGGGGAAGGTGAAATAGCAATGGCGGTCTATACCATGGTTGGTTTTTATGGGGGGTGCGTCAAGCAATATGACTCGACTAACGATACATGGCATACAAGAGTAGAGAATAATTCAACAGCCAATACACATCTATATCAGGTGCATGGCACATCTGACGGCCAATATCTAATGGCATGCGGAATGAATAGTAGCGCTGAAAGAGCTGTTATCAGATCTTGGGATGGCGGTGCAACTTGGTATGACGCTATTTCTGGGTTGCCAGGAAGTTCTGCGACGCAAGTTGTATCAGGAATCCATGTCATATCCAACACAGAAGCGTATTGTTATTGTCCTTCTTCTGTCCCTGGTTCGGACGGAATCTACATATGGAATGGATCAACATGGACATTTTATTTTGGTGCATATGGCACTTCAAGAATATTAAAATCAGATGACGGGTATATATACCTGTTAAGAGGGAGTACATTTTCTAGGTGGAATGGTACGCTTTACGATGACGCTTCACTGCCAGGAGGCACCTTTTATGTTGATTTTTGTATAGATAGCAATGGGGTAATTTATGTTTTTGAATACGATGGTGGTTTTTGGAGCAACAGTAAAGTATATCGTGGTACGTTTAATAGTCTTTCTCTAGATAGATCTCCTACGGACTACCATCACCCATCTAAGCAAGGATTTCCAGTGGCATGGGTTGGTTCTGATAACACTATATATTACGTTGCGCGCAAAGAACTTGGGGGCTATGGAAATCTCAATCAATACGTATCAAAAAGAGACCCAAATACAGGCACATGGAGTGATATCTATCTTTTCCACAGTACTGATTGGCACGAGACAGCAGTAAGGGCAATAGCTGGTAGCAGTGATTCAGATATTTTCGTTTTAGCTGGTCTAACCTATTGGTGGAATGATGGCAAAGGATACAACTATAAATACAATGGGGTAAGTTGGAGCCTAGAACAAGATTATTACTACACGCGAGTTGGATCTCAAATGCAGCTCAGCGGGTTATTTGTTAGCGATACCGATATAACCCCAGAAAAAAGAAAAACAATGAAAAAGAACGGCGAGTCATATTGCAGGAAAATATCATCTGGAGATATCACATACGATGACTATGGCGCAATAGATAGAGATTACTCACCAGAGAGCAGATGCACCTTTAGACTGCTCTGCCGACGAGGGCAATACTGGGTAGACCCTACTCTTGGCTCCAGACTGTATACAATAAAAACGCTGAAAGATGCGAAACGCAAAGTAGCAGCGTATGTTGATGAGGCGTTGAAACCGCTTGTTTCCGAGGGTACAATATTAGGAGCCTCTATTGGCGAATATTATGAAGACCCTGTCAATGGAATGCTCGCTGTGCAGATAATGATTAATATCCCGAGCGCAACGCAACCTGTAGACCTCGGCTTAATTCCCCTCGGGAGATTATAATGGCTATCGAAACTCAAACCGCTCTCGAGAAACTAGCCGACCTCCAGGCATATTCGAAATGCCTCGAACCAGACCTAAATATCAGCGCTGATACCGATGATGGCGCTCGAATGCAATCGCTCTCCGAGGCCATGGGCGCATTAGATGTCAATGCCGTGGCAATCGAAAATAACATCTTCCCCCAGGACTGCGATACCACTTCCCTCGAAAAACATGCCGAGGCTCGCCTCGGTACAGACCCTCGGCTAGGCGCAACAGTCTGGAGCGGGACCCTGACGATTACGGGAGTCTCTGGCTCATCGGTCACGACGGGAGATACGCTCACGCATTCGAGCGGAGCGACATATCAGATTACTGAGGACCATACTTTATCCGGCACATCTGGTACGGTTGATGTTGAGTCAATCAGCACAGGCACGGCGGCTAACCTCGACGCAGGCGAAGAGCTGACGTTTGACGCGCCAGCGAGCGGCATCACAGCAACGGCCACCGTGGCAAGCTCAGTAACAGATGCGACCGACGAGGAGACCGATGACGAGCTACGGGAGCGACTACTCAATGCCTGGGCGAGCCCTCTCGCCGGAGGCAGAGCGAGTGACTATTGGCAGTGGGCCATGGCCGTGGAGAGTGTTGGCTCGGCCTACGTCTATTGTCCATCGAGCGATGCACCGACTGGCCGTCAGGGGCTTGGTACGGTCGATGTGGCTATCCTCAAAGACGGTACGGGCTCAGCCCGAGTGCCTAGCACGACGCTGCAAGATGAAGTTGAACAGGCTATCGAGGATGCTAGGCCAACCTGCGTGCAATCTGTGACCGTGCTAATCCCCGTGGCTGACGATCAAGCCGTGGATGTACAGGTGGAGGCAGAGAGCGCCTCCTATGACTTCGACTGGACGACCTCTTTTACCGTATCTAGCTGGGATGCCGGCAGCAAAAAAATCACAGCGACGGGCACTCTTCCGGCGACGCTGAAGACGTATTTCGACGCGAATGGGAGCGCTCGGCTGTACCTCAACGGCGAGGTCCTGACCGTTGCCACAATGCAATCCGGAGCATCGCCGACCTGGGTGACCGTCGAGGAAACTCCGGCTAGCACCCCAGCTAATCCTGATGTTGTTTACCCAGGAGGACCTCTTTCCCAGCCCGTGCTAGATGCCATCACTGATGTGTTCGACGGGCTGGGGCCGGCAAAGGGCACGGCTTACGATCGTAATCAAGTCGGCTGGGAAGATACGCTCTGGAAATCGAGGCTGTACGAGGCCGTCATGGGAGTTGATGGCGTTAGAAGATGCGACGTAAATATTCCTGTTAGCGACGTAACCCCTACTGACCACGGCAGCACGACCGTTGATTTTCTTATTCCCGGCGAGATAACAGTGAGGCCAACCTAATGACCGTTTCCACGAGCATATACGATTTAGCGACCACAGCCACGGCCAAGGCTTACCTTGGCGGCGACGAAAAAGCTGACCTCACCCCGAGCGTGAGCTCCACATATGATGTTCGCTCCGCCGATTGGAACAAGATGGTTTCTGGCCTCGTCGAAAATGCATTGCGCACGAGATACGGGGCAAGTCCATGCAACTATCTTTTTAGCCAGGCGAACTGCACCGCAGGTCAATCTGCCGTTGCTCTCGCGAGGAGCAGCGCAGGAGATGCCGCTATCACAGAGATAGTGGCCCCATCGGATGGGATGATCGTCGGGCTAACGGTGCGCAGCGAGAGCGCTCGCAGTGGCGGTACATGTACGATCAACGTCGAGGTCAACGGCACGCCAGTCACGATTGCCTGCGTGCTTGACGGCACAGACACGCAGCTCGATTACGCCTGGCAAACGCCACAGGCTGCAGAGGCCGCAGCGACTGCAGATACGTTTAGTGCTGGCGATTTAATCACGGTGACAGTCACCACCGACGGAAGCTGGGCCACCTCTGGCGGCACTCCCTCGGTATGGTGCGATCTTTATTTGCATTACGGAGTTTAATCAATATGTCGACGCCTCAACAAGAATTAATCAGATACAGCAATCAATACGATTTTTCAGGCGAGCCTGAGGTCGGAACCGGTTCCCCGACGGGAGTGGTCCTTGGACCTCTAGCCGTGGGCAGATGGATTTTGCATTCGAGGATTGAATGCTATTTCGCCAGGGGCTCCAGTACGCTCGCCGTCGGAAGCGTCAAGGTCGATGAGAGCGCAACGCCAGATACATCGATGCCCATCGCGGCTAATGCCTATATCCCCATTGACGTAACAGGCTCAACGAATAATTACGTGGCTTTCAAAAGCAAATCTGGCGGCAGCACAGGGCTCGTTTTTGCGATGCCTCAAGCGCTGTTGAGCAATCTGTAATGTATCAAGGATCGACCACATTCAATAAGCTCGGAGCTTTCGGTAAGCGCATTATTACGCCTGGCCTATTTCCCACCGTCGAAAATCTCTCAGGTACAATCACCGTCGGAGCGACGAGCGTAAACGCCACGGCACGATACAACGCCGCTGACGCGACGGTATCAGCCTGGCCGGCGTGGACATATGGTTCTGAGTTATCGATTTTCTCGACTGGCGCAGATCCCACCGTCGGGATGGCCTCTCCTCTGCTAGGCAATTTGGATAGGTCGGTATTGATCAATGCAAAGTATTATCGCTACGGCTCGGGCAATGCCTACGGAGATATCACGACGGAGGATATTTATTTCGAGGGGCTACTACTATCAGATGCTGCATCTACGATATATTATCTGTATAAGTATGCAACAACAGGGTACTTTTTGGCATGGGTTGGCGCTTCGAACACATTTCGTTTTACGCTCACCGCAACCGGACCAGCATCGATAGCACTCGCTACAGGAGCCCTCAGCCGTAGCACATGGTACTTTCTCCAGGGCGCGATTAATCGTGACGAAAACAGCACGAATGGCGCTGTGATTTACGCTAACATGACGCCTGCGACGCTGAACCCTGCTGCTGCGGCAGCGACAGCGACGGTAGCCTCTCCTTTGACGGCAGGGATTTCTGCCACGTCGAGAATCGCATATCTCGGTCTATGGCTACAGGCGAATCTTTGGTCCGCAGGTGCGACGGGGAAAGCCGAGATGGATGCTTTAATCGCTGAAAGAGCAGCGCTGGTAAAATGGTGGTAAGTCATGGCTAAATTCGGAGGCGACAGTCACTTTGGCGGCGATAGTAATTTCGGAGGCGCTGACAGCCGGCTGATAAAATACTATCGCGCATTGAAAAGCCTAGACCCTCCGGGAGTTTACAAGGATGATGACGCGAGCCTCCATTATCATCTAGCCAAGGTTGATGCCCGTGGGCTCGCCAATGGCCAGTCGCTGCTAGACCATCTCGAGCTAGAGTTATTTCCCCATACCGCAGAGCAGACCATCGAAAAATGGGAGGAGTCGTATAGGCTAACACCGAAGCCTAGCGCCACGATCCAGCAGCGCAGGGATGCTTGCGTTGCGCGGTGGAGAGCCACGGCTAGCAGCTCGCCGAAACACCTCAGGCAAGCTCTGGCCTCGGTGCTAAATCCAACGACGGCGTTCCGCGATACATGCGACGATAGCAGCGTATCGTGGCGCTATACGCAGGTCCTCGGAAATGGAACCGTGGCCGAGGACACGACGGATCTAACGATATCCTGCGGAAACACTGACCAATGCGACTGGACAGCAGCCCAACAAAATGCCCCTCGATTATTGATCAAAAACGTTGACCGCTCTGACGATTGCACTATCAGCGCAAAGATAATCGGGCTAACAGGTGGGGGCACCGATGGGGCCTGGGGAGGCGTTTGCCTCTATCACTCGGCCACCAATGCAGTGTGCCTGCAGGTCGAAGAAATTAGCAGCGCCATCAATGTCCGGCTCTGGCATATCACTGGCGGCGTGAGATATTCAGGCAGCGCGACGGCTCTGGGGTTCACACCGGCGGCTGGCACCCCCTGCTGGCTCAGGCTATCGAGGATTGGCTCGACATACTATTTTTACTACGGGCAGAGCCTATCGAGCCTCACAACGCTCCGCTCGCTGAGCACGGGCCTCATGCCGCAGGCGATAAAACATCTCGGAGTTTTTGCCGGCAACTCAGCCGCTGATAGCTATCCAGCCTGTGATTTAGATATCGATCAAATTGAGATAAGCTACGGAAAGACCTATAATAACGTCGAGCTGATTGAAACAACGCTAGCTCTGGCAACGGCTGGTGATGATGACGACATCTTCCGTGCGTTTATTCACCGCGACCCAGAAGATGATGGCAATTATGATATCTTCGAAGCGCAGCAAATCTGCGACAGAATGAAGCAAGCGCATACGCTAATCACCGTCGGAGAGAGCGACTGCTTTCTTTGCGATGATGATTATTCGTTAACTGACAGAGATGTATTAGGGAGTTGAAAAAATGGCTTGGCCAGATGATGCGAGATATAAAAACTATGCCGCTAATTCACAAGTAAAATCAGCGGAGTTGAATGAATTTCAAGATCAGATTTACGCTAATCATGCTAATATAACCGATCTTTTATTGTTAACAGATGTTAAATACAATATATTCAGAAATGCCCTTCCTGATAGTGTTAATTACTATTCTTATGTCGCGACAGATGCTGGATACTGGGCTCCTAAAGGAAGCATGACTGGAGTTTCTCTCACCTTTGAATGTGCAATTCCTCACGATGCTCATGTTTCTGAGATCGTTGCTAAGGTATATAACGGTGATTCGTCCGCTCACGATTGGACAGTAACAGCATATCTCGCTGATATGAATTTTGAAACATCAGATGGCGAGCCAGCGCTTGGCGCAGCCGTTGGGTCACAAACGACATCGATAGCATCGACTGAATATGGAACAATAACATATACGCCAGTGACTCCTTTTCAGCTCGATACAGACGACAACGCTGATCATAATTTAGTAGTGCTCGTCGGACCATGTTATCACGATGACGACAGAATATATGGGATAAGAGTCGAGTACTATCCGATAGGAACATGACATGAAAAAAACAATCACAATATTATTTCTTTTACTATCTCCATCCTGCAGCGCATCTGACAACCTCCTTCAGATTTGCTTTGATGGCGAAAAGGTAAAGTACCAGAATTGCGAGCAAACTCAGCCGCTTGTCTGGCCGAAATCATCATTACCATTGAAGTACTATATCGATAGCGCATTATCGGAGTACGAAGACTCTATCGATGCAGCGGCCAAGCTCTGGAACGGCGAGACATGCAAGCTCCTCGATAGGACCTACGACGCGAGCAAGGCAGATATCGATATCATTTTTAATAGCTACTTCAACGGCTACGCCGATGGCTCGCTGGCTAACGTTTCGCATTATGGCTACGGACTGATTATCACCGACGCTGTGATGCGATTCAACGAGGTTACGGACCTTCATACGATGATGCATTGGGCTACCCACGAATTCGGTCACATCATCGGACTCGGCCACGACTGCTGTTCGATAATGAGGCCATCACTACCGGAGCATATCGATGGCATTCAGCGCCCACTACCTGCCGATGCAGATATCAAACTAATCAAAAACCTCTATTGCAGATAGGATAAGTCATGGAATTCTTTGATATGTTGGACAAGCTCAAAGGGGCTGATGGCGCTGTATTAATCGCGATGAGCCTGTATATCGTCAAGCTCCTGAACAATCACCTTGTACACAGTTTTGGTAAAATCGAGGAGCAGCTCACAAAGCTCGACGATAAAATCGATAAACTCCCGTGTAAAAATGGAGATTGCAAATGAAGATGATTATCCTGATTAGCGTATTATATTTATCTGGCTGCGCAGGCTGGCTGCAAAGTGCAAAAGGCCAGGCAGAACCCATGGGCCGGTGCATGTCGGCATGCGCTACTCAGTGCATGCTAGAAAGCGCTAAAGAGCTGCTCGTGTGTCCTGTGCCTCAAAATGAATCCAAATAGCATCCGAGCTGCGTCGGTGGAGCTAGTCGTGAGCATTTGTAAGATGCTCCGCGGATTGGGCTACACGACACCGGAGCTAGCCGATTTCATGCGGATTTGTATCACGATGTCGGCGAAGGTGTGTGATGAGAAACTGGAAAAAAATCATACCCGATAGACTCCCTAGTCGCGTCTGGATCCCCGATGATGGCGACTACAGCGTGCAGAGAGCCCAGCCCGTGGGCATCATCCTACACTCTGGCGATAGGTTCGAGGGGGTGGCCGAATATGCCGAGCACGAGCCGGATGGGCGGAGGATATCCTACCATTTCGCCTGGAGCGAAAAACATCAGCGGCTCGTACAGATGGTCGGCCTACACAGCCGAGCGTGGCATGCAGGACCTAAGTGGAATGGTGCGCTTGGTATCGCGCTGTCAGGGCCATGGACACAGAATCCACGGCGAGAGCATGAGCTGCAGGATTTAGAACGATTAATGGCGGAGCTGCAGGAGGCTTTCTGCGGTGAGCTGCGGTGGGTCAAGCGGCACAGCGATGTGGATGCTAGCCGACATGACCCCGGGCCTGGGGTTTACTCGGTCTCATCGTGGAGAGCTATATGATAAATTTCGTCGCCACCGTCGTAGTACCCCTTTAGTTCCCTGTCATAGACAACATCATTAATCCATCCGGGCAGATTGTCTAGAGAATCATAATACGTAGCCGACTCACTGCCACCGAAAATTTCTTCGCTCGCATCGTATAGTAAACCTGCGTTGTCAACGATTACCCATGCCATTTTTTATCTCCTTTTTTGGTTTCGATCTCCCACCAACGTCCGTCCGTGTGGGCGCTAGTGGGAGGCCGAAGCCTCCTTAAATATCATTCTTCCTCGAACTCTACAAACTCATTATTATTAACACTTTTGCAGGCATCGTCCACGATACGCTCAAGTAAGTAATCATCCTCGCAACACTCAACATCAACTCCAATGTCAGACAGTTTTAAATCTTCAAAATCTTCTATATTTTCAAAGATAGGAACAATGCCAAGATATTTAGCAGCCCTGATCCTGTGACAGCCTTCAAATGCAACCCACAGATTCCAGCACTCCATCCACGCTGCCTTGATCGTAGGTGCGCCCATTTCAATCATTTGTTTTTTTACTTCTTCAAGGTGTTCTTCGCTGTAATGCCAATGTAGTAAAGCTACCATCATTTTGCGTTATCCTTTTTTGTTTCCGCCCTTCCCCTGCCTCACAATTAAATCATAGCAGAGTGATTCACTGAATCAATAGTCCAATAGAGATATTTTTTTATTTTTTTCA